CGCAGGACTCACTCTATTCATGGGGTTGATTATACAGAATTTCCTTTCTGTGACCTACTGGTACATGTTATCTCACAGGCGTGTTTTTAATACACCTCCTACTGATATTTGAAAAGGAAGCTCAGTTGGCTCGACTGGCTCCTCCATGTCTCTCAGTCCCACATTGTACGTTAAAAAATTGTCGTAACAATGCGACCATGAACTGGGTACTGAGAACCAATTGGGAATTGGTTTTGTTATGTCTTCTTCGGTTAGAGTGCCGAAGTAATCCTCGTATTTAATTTGAATGCTAACTGAAATGCCATATAATTTTTCCACGACCAATCGCGAACCCGCGTTCACAGGTTCGGGGTTTCTCCTAATCTCGGCGCTTTTAAGGGCTTCGGAAAGGATTTCCCTTTTGTAGACAGACTCGTAATGAGAATCATCCGCAAATTTCCTGACATCAAAAGACTTGGTGAGTCTCATCATGTGCCAAGCAAAACTCGACACAATAGGGCAGTTAGGGTACTGGTAATAGTATGACATGGCTTTCGCCTTAAGTAATGCCATTCGGGTCTTACGATTAGAATTGACATAATGCTTCTTGCACCAGCTGAAGCTAGCTAATAATTCTTTCGGATCCGTTAATACGTGCTTGGCGTCCTCATCGAACACTCGTCCGCAAAACGAAGCCTCTCCTAGATGATCATGGATTTGGAGTTTGATTTCGAGACCTAATTGTTGAAATTGCTCTGAGGTAAGACTACCACCGTCCACCCTAAACAATCCGTCATCCCCTTCTACAAACCCTGTAGCGGTCAATCCATTTTTCTCGCATAAAAACAAGAAAATCATTAAGTTGGTGAAAGAATTACCCAACGATGTACACATTTCCCCAGACATTCTGGAGCCAATTACTTCAGCACGCAAACCCTTGCTAGAAATCTTCATCCTACCGGTTAGTGTTCTGGTTACAAACTTCATAAGCCACTTCTTGTTCTCAAATCCGGTCATCATGTAATCGTATAACTGGATTTCACACGCCTTCATTAGCCTAGGGCTGAACAAAGACTCGAACGAAGAATAGTCCGTCGCCGTATAAACGGATCCGTCTCTATATAATGTGTCAAAAATAACATTAGCTTGATCACGAGTGGGTACCTTCTTGATGAACCAGGAAAGCTTAAACAAAACTGATTCTATTGCTCTGAATATAGGCCCAAACATGACTTTGCAAAAATCATCTCTAGCATTAATAGGTCGTGGATATTTGTAATCAGGATAAGATTCATCCTTGACAAAGGAAGTGATCTCTGCCTCCAATTCAGTCAATAATCCCCTGTAACCCAGCTCAGAATAAACTTTTGATAGTTCATCCTTCCTTGCTTGCGGATAAGGGGTCATTGCCAACCAAGACTGAAAACCAAGATCATAGTCTGCTCCTAAAGCGTCCAAGTTTAACCTCAGCCACCTCTTCACAAACCTGCGCAACTCAGCAATCAACCGCTTGTCAGCGGGATGTAGTGGTGCGTGTGCAGTTCTCTTTGTTATTCCGAGCGCGAGCGCTCGTTCTCCGTCTGCAGGACGTGGCAGCACAGCGCCGTCCAAGTAACATCCTAGAGATGCAGACATCAACTTAACTTCCGTAGCCGAGCTAGTTATGGATACCTTCGTACCCGCCCTAACATCAGTTAGCACTCCCGGGTTGACGCCGAGAGCCCCTACGTGGTAACCAATCTGATAGATTACCTGTCCCCTCCGGGAAGGAGACGGGACTGAAAACCCATTACGAGTTCGTCCCTAGCCATATCCAAAAGTGCTACTTGAATAGTGCGCTTGGTGATCTGTTCACAAAAATTCCCGTCAGAATTATGCATAACATAGCGACCATCATTCTTGATGACACATTTTGAATTGACAGCCCTGTCCACCCGGTCCAAAACCACCACAGGGTCGGTACACACCAACTTAGACCTCACGACCTCACCAATCAACTCATAAGAGACATTTGCCGTCTGAGTACGTTCATGTTTAACCATAAACTTCCCTGAGACGTGCTCATAATCCCCCACTCGTGTTGTTATTGTGCTCCTACCGTCTACCAGCCTATAAGACAACAATGTCGCCGCCGACAACCTCACCCTGCTGGCCCACCAATAACGTAAGAGTTTTACCAAAGACACCGTCCATACCAATAACGAGAGACGTCGTAACCACGTCATCATCATAATACTCAGCACAAAAGATGAAATCTTATATCCCCCGACAACTAAAGTCGACGTTATTTTACCAACAAAATAAGAAACCACAGCTGTGGTCATTGATAAATGCGTCGCTGCTTCCGGCCTCGACACACCCAATAATTCTGCAAGCTTATCATTAAAACCAATTGCGCTCGAAACAAACTCAGCCAGCCTATCGCGTAGTCGCTTGTCATGAACTATATGAGTAGGAAGCTTCCATGATAACAGGTCACCTAATAGCATAACCTGAGCTTCTTTCTTGTCCACACTCGCAACCGGCAACGCATCCGACTGAGGTACAACTAAAGTACTATCATCCACAGACTCATCACTTACAACTACCTTTTCCATGGCTGCGTCTTGTTCTCCCAACGCTTTCTCATGTCCATCGATAAATTGTTCATTCAAAATTTTTGCTATGTCCGATTTGTTCTTACAACCTTCTATAATAATCTTGGTCCTTGGTCCCCCATTGCCTCTTTCCTTGCCACTCTCGTAGTTTCCACGCTGGCGCCCTTTTCCGCCAGAAGAACCTTTACTCTTTCCTTCATGCCTATTATTGCCCTTCCGTTTGTTTTCACCAGACTGCCCTGGGGCTCCATCACCGCCTTCGACAGAAGCCATTCACCTTACAAAGAAATAAATAATAATAAATAAACAAACAATAACTGTATTAATAAATAAATAAATAAATAAATAAAGAAACAAATGAATTTAATAATAATAATAATAAATACTGTCGAAAATAATTAATAACAATAATAACAATAAACAAGAAAACACCAAAAGGCCGAACTTCTTGTACTACTCGCTAGTCCCTTATCACCGTAGTAATGAATAAGGGCGAAA